TTATTATTAAAAGTGTCCCAGTCAGTTTGTGATAAATAACCGTCTGCACTTGTTGTTGCTACAGGCATCGCTATAGTAATATCACTATCAGTTCCTAAGAACACGTTGTCAACTGCACCAGTTAAAGGAGCTGTAGTAATCAAATCTTTTAGTATGGTAGCTGATATTGCTGGTGTTGTTCCACCGCTTGAAACTATAGGGCTAGTTCCAGTAACACTAGTAACTGTTCCAACAGTTGTACTATAACCAAATGATACAATAGTCTCGTTTAGTTTTGTTTCATTAAACAAAAGTTCAACAGCACCACTATCGCTTCCGTTCCAAAGATAAACATTATCTCCCTGAACAGCAGTAATGTCACCTCCACCACCAGGTGTATCACAAGTTACGCTTTCATCACTCATATTAATTGTTTTAACAAAATCTCCAGAGCCACAAGCGTTATCAAAATTAAGTATTTTACTAGCATTAAGACTAGCAATATTAGCAGTTGTTAAACCAGTAATATCAGAAGGGCTATTAAGCGCATCCCAATAAGCTGATGAGTTCACGTTAAGGGAAGTTTCTCCTGTTTGTGAAAGATCAGAAATACTAATATCACCAGGCGAGTTTAGTCCATCCCAGTAAGCTGAACTATTCACGTTAAGATTGGCTTGTGAAGTCTCACCGTCCCAAGTTGTAGCAACACTAGCCGTTCCTGAAAGCGGACCAACAAAAGCAGAACTCGTAATACTTGTTGCGGAACTAATCGTACCTAGAGAAGTTATAGCAGTAGGTGAATCCAGAGCATCCCAGTATTTACTAGAATTTACGTTAAGGTTTGCTTGGCTTGTTTCATTATCCCAATTAACAGAAGAGTTAACATTCAAGTCACCCTCCGTAGTTTGTAATATATATCTTTCATCGCCTTTAGTCTGATTCCAGTCAAGAATCGCACTGTTGTTTATTAAATAATTACTTGTACTAATAGACCATCTCGTATCAAAATCTGATCTAGCATCTATTGTCTCATTAAGTTTTGTTTCATTAAGATTAGCAGTCGAACCACTCATCTGAATATAAATGTCATCAACAGCAGTAATAAACTTACTCGTGATATACGACCAACCCAAATTACCATAAAACGTCGTTGCAGTCACATTAACAGAATTCTTTATACCATAAGTATCTCTCAAATTAATATCACCTTGAGGGGTGAAATCAGCAGCAAAACAAGTAACTGATAATAAAAGAAATACAACAAACAAAATTATTAATTTTTTCATCTTAAATATTATTAAGCTCCTGTAGTTGAAGAATCTTCTTCACCCTACTTTCCTCTTTCTTTAACATCTTAATCTCTTTCTTGTCAAGACCGAAACCTTCAAGAATACTAACTTGCTCTTTCTTTTTTAAGTCCATCAAATCCGTCTTAGAAAATAATCCTTCAACGCTCTTCTTAGACTCAACAATAGCTTCTGCCAATTCTTCTTCCTTGACTTCTTCAACAATATCTTCCTTAATTTTCTTCGGCTCATCATATTGCATAACCTCAATCAAATTCACATTATACTTAAATTGTTCTGGTAAATCAAACTCTTCTTTCGGTTGGAAAGTAACCCACCCGTTACTTGTTCTTACACTGACACTTTTTTTTGATTCATTTTTTAGTAACATCTTATTATTATCCTCCAATGACTTTTGTTATTACGAAAACAATCACTCCAACAGCCACTCCAATCAAAACTCCAACACTAACTTTCTCAACCCACTTACCAGCGAATCTTACGTTCAGTTTGTCTAATTTCTCAAAAACTTTATCAAAGTCTTTACGTTGTTCTGCTAAATGATCATCTATTGATTTCTGTACGTTTTTCACTTCTGTTTCAATCACTGCAATCCTCTCACTGTCTGTCATTTTATTCATTTTATACCAGTGTGACTTCACCATCAGACGATATTGGAGCCCACCGAACTATAAACTTAATAACTCCTGCTGTCACATCTGCTGTTCCAACTAAGAGTTCTATGTCTTCAGAAACTAAGTTTCTTTTAACTACACTTGTTAACTCGACTGTTGCGTCGGGTGTTGCATCGTGCCATATGTCAATAGCGTCAAGGTCAGTAGCTGTAGTCTGAGCTATTAAACCAGCTGTTGTTGTAGTTGTTCCTACTTCAACAGTAGCAGAACCACCAACTAAACTTGTAGTACATATTGCTATAATAGATACTTCTACAAGACCTGTCACCGTAAACATAACATAAGGGTTATTTGTTCCACTCTCGTCACCAATACCGTTAGCTGTTCCGCCATCGAAAGTGACTTCTAATTCTATATCATTATATTGTGGCCAGTTTTGGTTAGCCAATAATTGTCTGTTTGATTGGGCGACACCCATTTGTTCCATTGCTTCCTTAAAAGGATTTACTGCCATTTTTGTTTACCTCGCTTGTTTTGTATCTGTTCCGTCAAGGGTTTCAGATAAAATATTATTAATAATAAATAAAAAAATAAATTAATTGTTTACTTATGATGGATTTGCAATAGTTCTACCTTCTGCAGTTGTTTCAGAACCCTCTGATACTTTGTTTGTGAAGTTATTTAACCAACTATCATTAGTAGCACCAACACAATTAACAGCATAACTTGTGGCACAGGGTAGTGTGTTACCTGTTACTATATTCATTTCCCCAGCACTTCCTTTATACGTATCTATTAATAGAGTTGTGTCAATGGTGAAGTGGTTGTCCTTAATCAAACAAGCTCTAGCACTCATGTTAATTCCTGCTGTATCAACTTTATCATCAAACAAGTTGTTTAATATTCTAGCTCGATAAACAGTTTTCACACTAGCATTTCCGTAAATACCTGTAGCCAAACTTGTAAACACATTATTTCTAATAGTTACATCAGCAGTACTTTCCATATAAATACCGTAAGCTGCTGTCTCAACAGTACTCCTAAAGATGTTATTCTCAATAATAGCACCAATAGCTGTAGAAGCTAAATCAATTGCTTTACCAGACGTAGCACCGTTAGGTCTAAACCTAAATCCTGCAACATAAACATCTTTCGCAGCAATAGTCAATATTGTTCCTTCAGCAGTACCAACAGTCCAAAGAACTCCCTCAGGGCTGTTACCACAACCAATAATTTTCATACCAATGTTAGCCAGAGGAATAGTTACTGATTCTGCATAGTCGCTTGTTTCTCCTGTATTTGCTGAACCTGCAACATAAATTGTGTCATAAGGTCCTGATAAAGCAACAGCAGCTGCAATAGTATCTAATGCTTCAGTCCATCCCTTACCAGAATTTCCTGAGCTTCCTTGATCACTATCAACAAACCATACTTCCCCAGTATTGTTGTTTAAAGTTGCACTTGAAAAATTAATATGCTCACTAAAATTATAAGGTCCATTCGTGTAAGGTGGAGCAGCTATTCCTCCTACTGGACTTGTTCTAAATCCTAATCCCATTTGTTTTTCTCCCTATGATTCGTTTACCCCACAATAGTTTACTATCGTGTGTTCTCACCAAACAGTCATAGTCTGCTTGATACAGTCGTCGTTTAAAAATAATAATAAAAAAAAAAGATTTGTTAATCTAGTAACCGATAACCATTATGTTATGGATTCCTGTAGCTGTTAAAGTTCCACAAGTAACGATTCCTGTTGCTGGATCAAAAGTTGCTTCTTCAATAAGACCTGCGTCATCTTGAATTTTCGTAAGTAATACCTGTTCAAAAACTGCTGCTCTTCCATCAGTTGCATCTGATCCGAAGTCAATTGTGTGACCTGTATCACAAGCTGCTGATGATTGAATAACGACAAATTTAATTCCGTCCACAACTCCTATTTTCCTAAATGTTTCTATTACTGCTGTCATTTTATCATAACCTCCTTATAAAATACCATACATTTGTGAACAAGAACCTTCAAAGGTGTTCACAAATGCTATGTATTCTTTCAACCAGTAGGTTGCGCTGTCAGCACTATCAGGCTTCTCTTCATAAGTTAAGTCTTGAAGAACTGCCAAAAACAAGTATCTCATATCCAAGAACAAAATTCTTCTTGAAGCAGATGTGGTAGGCATGAACTTGTCTCGAACAAACATTACTCCGTCAAAGTCAAAAGCTCCTGGAATACCAAATCCCATATTAGCCATGCTAGGATTCTCAACATTTCTTTGAATGTCTAAAAGAAGTCCCTTAACATAATTGTGTGTACTTGCGTCTGTTACTGCTACGCTTACCATACCGTTTGCGTTGTAAGTCGTTGCTAACTCTGCTCTAATACCACTAAGAGTAGGGTAAGCTGAACTCAAATTTGTTGTGTTAGTTGTTATTGTTTGAATTAGACCATCAGGTTCTTCAGGGTTTGTACTAGCATCCCCGTTGATTATCATGTCTTCTTCAGCTTCAATAACACTAGCTGTCTTAACACTCAAGTCAAGTTGTGTAGGATCAATAAATCCTCTCATAGCTGCTATAGCTGGTCCACTAACTCTGCCTTTTGCGTACAAGAATTTTATTCCGACACTTACTCTGTCGTAAGTATCTGTTTGTTCGTTAATGCTTCCATTCTCGAAAGCCCAAACTGCTCCACCTTTAGCTGTCAAAGGAACGTAATCGTATGTAAGTCCTTTTACTGCTCTACGAGGCAACATAGCCCTAAGAGGTGCTTCTTTAATTGTTCGGTTAACGATACTAGGATCAACGTAAACTGGTACTAGAGCTGTACCTGGTGTACCTGCTCCACCTGTTTGTGTATCAATAGACACTTTTGCAATGTGCTCTTTTATCATAGGTCTCTTATCAACTCCCATAGCTGGGTTATAATACTCTGTACTTTCACCACCCATATGATCCTTGCCAATATGAAGAGAACCAGCGAAACCTTCACTCTCTGCTTTACTAACAGAGAAACTGTCAGGCATTCCACCAAAAACTGCTTTCATCATTTTTTTTCTTCCTCCAATTTATCTTCTAAAGACTGGTAATTCGTTTGACTCTAGCTTTTTTGCCATGTCATCACCAGCTTCTTCTACTGTTGCATGATCTCCTTTAAGAACGTGCATTTCACCAAGTTTTTTGAGCTCGGCAGTTGATTCCTCAACTTTCTTTTCCGCTTCTTCTACTTTTTCTTCTGCTTCTTCTACTTTAGCCTCAGCCTCTTCTTTCTTCTCATTAGCTTCAGATAAGTCCTCAGAAACTTTCTCGTTATCAACTTTTAGTTCTTCAAGCTCTTTATTCAAAGACTCAACTTGCTTTGATAGATCAGAAGCTTTAGAAACCTCAGCATCAAACTCTTTCTCACTATATGTTTTTTTAGCATCCATTTTATTTTGTTCCTCCAATTTGTTATTAAAACTTTTAGCCACAGCCATTACTCGACCATGCCTATTACTAGGAATAGCAACGAAACTAGCTTCTAACAGTTCAAGGTCAGTATAGACCTTGTAAGTCTCACCGCCTATCTTTTCTTGTTTAAAATCTTTAACTATAGCACCTATAGAAATACCAAACTTTGCTCCCTCGTCCAACATACCCTTCAGTATCTTAGCATTAGGGTTACTCTCATAAAATTTAGGTTCAGCAATGAAAGCATGATGTCCGTCAACGACTTCGAGTCTCTTATTCACCCATTCACAAACCTGATTCATTACCTTATGCTCATGATCAATAAGTCCAACAACATAACCGTCATCAACCATTATTTTTTGTAGAGCACTCTTACCTACTATCTCCTTATCTCGATCTACACTAGTATCAGACAGTACAGCAAAATACTTTCCAGTAGAACTTTTTATTATTGGTTGCCATAACTCAACATGTTCTAGTCCTTCATGAGAACTTTTGTTAGCTAAATTTTCTTTCATATTATATCACCTTAAACTAAATTAGTATTTATATACTACCAAAATCTTAATCTGCTCTGAACACAAGAACACTCCGACAATTAGGGTGGAAAGGTGGTGTACTATAGTTTTTGTTGGTTTCTGGATCTACAAAAGGATCATCTAACCCTACGCCTTTATTTCCGTATCGACCAAACAATCTTGTGCATATAGGGCTTGTTCTATTATCTAACGCCACACTCAACAGTTTCTTCCCTTGAATACCGCTTTCTTTATAACCTAATAGTTTGCTTTCGTTAACGAAACGTGTTGTTTCAGTTCGAGTTATTCTTTCTGCTTGGCTTACTGTGCTTCCCTGAAATATGTCTCTAACGTTTTCTACCATTTCTTTTCTTGGAGTATTATCCCCTAAATCGTTCTGAATACTAGACAATATTTTGTGCTGCAATTCTTTAGTAGCACCCTTAATACCAAACCATTTCTTACCATTAATAGTATAACCATCAATTTGTTGTTGCTCCAACACTTTTAGTTTAGCATCAAACTTATCATCCCAACCAATATCCACACCAGTATCTTCCTCAGCGTCGGACAAACCAGCAATCATACTCTGCTTAATATACTTTTTAACATTACCCAAGAAAGGCAAAGTATTAATTGAGTTCATCATCCTAGACAAGAACTCACCAAAAGTCTTCACGAAACCATCATAGTCTTTCTCTACAGGAATCTTACTCATAGCACGAACAACCTTATCTTCCCAATGCCTAACAGTCTTAACATAAAAATCCGAGTAATCATCAGCCTCACTAACCATGTCAGCCCCAGCGTCAACTTCATCAGCCTCTTTACTCAAATAAGAAGAAAACAAAGAATCAGAATCCTCCTCAACATCATAATCTTCCTCACCAACAGAATCAATCTCCTCCATCAACTCTTCTTTCTCAGGAGCAAGTATCTTAACAGTATTAGAACAATAATTCAATACAAAATCATCAAACGCAACAACAGGATCAATCTCATTAATTAAAGCATACTCCACAATATCCTCAAAATAAATAATACTATAATAATCCCAACGCTCCCTAGACTTCATCACAAAAACAAAACTCTTCTCATTAACCAAACAATGAACCGTAGCAAAATGTTTCAACAACTTATCTGAACCAATCCTCTTCCAAAAAGCAGTAAAATCTAACCTCAACATTTTATTTCCTTCATTACTAGAAACAGAAACATCCTCACCAACAGAATCAACTAAAGTAGTCCTATGAGCTTTAGCAGCCCACTGGACAGTATCTTGCTTAACATTGTCTAATTCAGAACTAGTTGGTGATCTGTTCGTGGTCATTTAAGAACACCTCAAAGTTTTTTTTGAACATACTATCCTTCTTATCATCATCCTCTTCTGAAGAATTATTTTCTTGAGGAAACGATTCATTACCGAAACCACCACCAAAAGGATTACTTTTCATTGGCTCGTCACCCCATTCAACTTCATCACGCCCATTCATTCGACGATACTCATTAATAGTCAAAGTACCGTTTTTTAGTTCTTCCATGTTTTGTTTAAACTCAATTTCTTCTTTCTGATGATCTTTAGGCTTAAACACAAACTTCAAGTAAGGCTTCTCAGTCTTTAACAACTCAGAAATAATATTGTTTGTGATAGCAGTTTCTAAAACTTTAAAGTAAGGCTTAATAGCATTTTTAACAGTGACTCTTTCTTGTCCTTCCTGAGCCGACCTATTAACATCTTCATAAAAACCAGCTTCTGCTGGGCTAACACCAAATATTCCGAACACTAAATGAAAATACCATTTTTGTCCATCTAACCATTCCATGTCACGACCATTCTTTACTAATTGAGTGAAGTTAGTCTTAGCATTAGTATACAATAGTTTGTGTGGTTTGCCTTTAAACTGATTATCCCAACTATGCTTAAACTGCTTCATACTATCAGGATTAGCGTTCTCTAAACCAATAATCCCATCAGGAATAGCATTGTTTTTATAAAAATCTTTGTTCCACCTAGTAGATTGAATCAGTAACTCAAGAACTTGTTGTACGCTCTGCACAGGACTAAAACCATAAATGCTATATGATCTTTTGTTCATCATCAAATAAATTACTTCTTCAGGCTCGAAACGAACAGGGCTTTTTCTTGGGTTCTTAAAACTGTACTGGTAATATCCTTGTAGTCTTCGATAAACATCAATTTGTTTCAGGAATGTACTAGCGTCAGCAGGTCTAATCTGCACCAAATCTCTCATCCCAAGAGGCTTAGGAATGACTCTAGGCTCAACTCCTTTAATATTGCCTAGATCGTCAATGACAGGCATTTCTTTTATTTCATAATCTTTAGCCAAAAATACTTTAGTCCAAACACTAGCATCAATCTCACCCATGTCAGTAACAGCCATACTACACAAGTCAAGAACAGTCTCATGCTCACTATTAATATCATTCAAGAAATCTTTAATAAACTCAATATCATTATCGTAATCAGTCTCATCATTTGCGTCAACAGGAAGTATGTCCCAGTCAGTAGAAGATATTTGCTTCTTAAAAGTATTAATAACCATCTGCACCCAACAAGACTTAGCAAAACTACGCACTTCAGTCACGTTCAAGTCACGAGGTTGTCCTATACGAGCAGAAAAAAACCATTGAGGAAAAACAGGTAATCTTGTATCAGTTATATCGTTGCTTACTCTTCCGAAAAGAACATCTTTAGAAACGGCAATGGTTTCTTTTACAGACCTGAATTTATCTAAGAGACTCATTATATAAAAGAAAAAACAAAATTAGTATTTATATACTACCTTAATCTAAGCATAAGGATCAGCAAATATTGGTTCAGTAAACAAATACTTAGTAATAATAGTAGGAGCTATTTGTTCAGCCACTTGCTTATCAGTAGCCAAACTACTCTGAAATTGCATAAACTTAGCCCGTTCATCCTGTTCTTTAGTCAAACAAGCATCATGCTCATACTCTAATTCTACCTTAACCAAAATAGCATCCTTTAGTTCAGCAACCAAAGCCTTCAGTTTAGACAACTGCACTTCATTAGCCCACTCCTCAAACTTGCTCAACTCCTTAATATAAAATTGGCTCTGAGAAATACCCTCTAGTATTTGTTGCCTACTATTATTCAGTTGCAAAAGATCATTTTGTGCCTTAGCCACATTCTTATGCCAGTTATCCAAGTTAATCACTACATCCTTTGAACTGAACTCCTCATCAGCTATCTTTGACTTAATCTTAATAGCAGCCCCTTCCTTCTTAAAAGTCCTCTCAATATTATTACTCACGTTGATCAACCTCCTCAGTATGCATCATCTTACCGTACTCAATAGTCTCAATTACTAGCTTCTCAAAATTAAACCTAGAATTAACCATTATAGTCTTCTTCTCACCAGTCACTTCATCAAATATTTGTTTGTGATCAGACACTAGCTTCTTATTAACTCCGTCAGTCTCATAAACATAGTAAGATATAGTTCCTACATTGTTAGATATGCTAGTGTTCAAGTTAGAAATAAACATCTTAGGCGGTGTAGTAAACCATAAGTGCTGTCCTCCCCTTGTTATCTTCTCATTTTTTGCCCTGCTTAGTTCTTGGATTTCTTTAACTCTTTTTCTAACCCTAGAAATAACAGGCTTCATAGTCTCCATATTAAAAGCTTTCTTTGTGTCACTAATACTTCTTTTTACGAAATTAGACATTTTCTCTTTCTTATCTTCTACTTTTACTTCTTCCATTGTTTCTCCTCCTTAACAAACTCTTTCTTTTTATCTTCATGAATCAAATTTGACATGTGCAAATAGTTTACGTCGTACACGTTCTTGTTAGAATAAAACAAGTGCTTAACCTCTTTCTTATCAGAGTATTCTTTAATCATACCCCTGGCTATATTGTGCATTATAATATTCATTAGTTCACGATAAGCTGTATCGTTCTTTACTACGAATAATATTATTTTTTTTATTACTCGAGTGATATATGGTCCGTCACCTTTTTCTTCGAACTTCCTGAAATGATCTTTATTTTTGTTATTGATAGGGTATAAGAAGGCCCAGGTCCACTCATGAAGACTATCTTCTATTGCTTTACTAAAAATGTTTAGGTTGGTATTGTATGATTCTTTACTGGGTTCTTTATACCATTTTTTTAGTATTAGTTTGTCTATTAGCCAAAGACCAGGCACTACAAGCTTTCTTTTGAAAGTACAGAAAACAAACTTCATAGTATTAACGCACTCATGAACTGTCTTAGCCTCATAAATATTCCATTCAATAATCTTGTCTTCTTCAGCTAATAGTTTTTTGAAAGGAGCGTACTCTTTATTATTCTTTTTTACAAAAAACTTTCTAATCACTTTAGTAAACTTCATCTTTTCGATCCATAGTAAGCAATCAACTTACCCTTATCAGCATCCATCTTCAACCTAGCTATATAATCTTCCCTTCGAATAATCTTTTTTACATCCCTAAACAAAACAGCACGTTTAATCTTATCAGCAAATATTATTTGTAACTGTCTAACACTGAAGTATCTGCCTTTCTGTTGGTCAAAAAACCTCATAAGTTCTTCCTGACTCATTTTGTTCTAGTATTAAAGTAACCGCAAGTATCACACTCAACAATCTTCTTCTCACTAATAACTCTTTTTTTTAGTATAGTACCACAAAAAGGGCAACGATCCCCTGTTTTACTCTTAAACAATCCATTCAAAACCTTCATCTTATTCACCTCATAATTCAAGCATACCAATCTCAGCAACAAAAGAGTTCATCTCAATACGCTCAATAGCCAACCCCAAACCAATAGGAATATCAGGATGCACACCAAACTCCACCAACTTACCATCAGACAAACCAAAAGAGCAACACTCATCCATGATCTGATGAGCCAACACCTTATCCGACTCACTACGATAAGGAATAACCAAATTCTTGTTCTCAAACTGCGTAGCCAAACGATTAATCATATCAGTCTTCCCAACAGTATGCCTCTTCTCATCAAACTCAACCTCATAAGCCCTTTTAGTAGCAGGATCTCTAGCAGCAGTCCAAAACAAAGTAAAAGGAAAACTATAATCCTTCAACTCCTTACTCATACTCCTTATACTGTTCTCTTCAAGAGCATTATCATCAAACCCATGCACACCAGTCAAATACTCAATATAATCAAACTGCTCAGTAATACTCATACCTTTCTTAGTAAAACAAGAAATAATAGTATAACCATCCTCATTCCTCCCAACGCCTACAAAAGCACTCTTATCAGCACTAACACGATCAGAGAAAGCAAAGTCTACTCCCTGCACCAAAAAATCAAACTTGACGTTATCACAAAAACTAAGTTTATGATCAAAGCACTGAATAACCCACTCCCTCTTAATCAAAGAGCTAGAGTCATCAACAGGGTTGTTTAAGTACTCACTCTCAAAAGCAGCCGACCCCATCTCTTTCCTTAAAGCCAACAAAGTACCCTCATTAAACAAAGTAGGAAACAAAATAGTATCAGCAAGAATACCACCATCCTTATTAAACTCACAAGCCCGATAAACTTTACCATCCAATAAACGAAGCTTCTTTTTCAACAAACTATCATTATGCAAGATAGTACCAACCATCTTATACACGCCAAACTCAGCATCAAGCGAAGGAATAATCTGTTTATTCAATTTATCAGAATCCTTCCTTCTTAGCTCAGGATTAATCACCCTCATATCATCTTCAACGTCATCTAATACAATCAGGTCAGGCCTCTGGCTCTTATACTTCATTCCACGAATATTCTTCTCAAAAGACAAAGCCTCAAGCCTTATAGTACCAATATCAAAACAATCCTCCCTATCACGCCCAGTAAACTCATCCTTTCCCTTAACGAAACGAAGACCAGGCCACAACACTTTAATAACAGGATTATTCTTTAGTTCATTAGTCAAAGGCTCAAGAAATTGTACGCTCTTCTTATGATTCTGACTCATATACACTATATAACCCTTCTTATCATACAAAATATTCCATAAAACCCAACCCAAACCTATAAGAGTACTCTTAGCATGACCCCTAGGACAAGCCACAACACTATTCTGTTCTTTCATGAAATCAGAAATCAGCTCCTTATGAAACTCAGCAAATTCTTTAAAGAAACTATCAGGCATCAAAAACTTACAGAACACAAAAAAATTCTTCTCTTTACCTAACTCTCGCTTGATCCACTCCCTACTCTTAGGATCACTGCGGTCTTTCTCAAAAACTTCAATAACCTCATTTAATAAATTCATTAGCATAAGGGCAAAAGAGTGATTACGAAAAGAGGTGTAGTCTTTCGGGCAAAAAGAGATCGATCACTCTTTTTCTTCCCTGCCAAGAACCTTATTAACGTGTTCTTCAAGCTCTTCATCAGTAAAACCAAAAGTATGCTCCACTTTATCAGCAGCTTTCTTTATGATACCCATGTTCTGCCATTCTCTCATCAGATTATTACCTGATTGACTAACAATTTTTAGGAAAGCAGCTTTATCTTTCTTTTGCAAACTAGGATCATTAATAGCTTCCCAAGCATTATCTAATACTCCGCACTCGTTATTGTACCAGTCTAATAGTAGTTCTTTGGCTTTCTCAGAGCTTAGGCTTTCTGTTATCTTGAGTTTTAGTTCCCTAATGTCTTTTTCTACTGTGCCTACTGACACGTTTAGTAGTCCTGCTAGTTTTAGGTTAGTGACTCTTTGTCTTTTTAGTTTTAGAACTTGTTTTTGTCTTTCTTTTTTGGGTAGTTTTGTTGGTGTTTTTTTTTGTATTTCCTTATTTTTGCTTACTTTTTTGTTTTTTGTTATAGAAATAATGTTAAGATCAGCCAATTTAACACCTCAATATGACATAATGTATTACTCTTATTTAAATCTTGTTATCTAAAACAGCGTTTTTCCACAAAAAATCACATAAATGACTCATTTCTTTACCTCGGAAAACAAATCTTTCTTTCACTAAAACAACCATTATGTCAGTTATTATGTTTGCTTCAATCATTTTTGTTAGTTCATCCAATTAAAACACCTCCAATATTGTCTCCACTCATGCTTACAAAACTCATCAGTCATTCTTATCACACTCCTTTATTAATTCTGGATTCTCATACACATTACTACACTTAGTATTGCCATACATCTATGAGCTATTACTTTTCTCTTCATCATCTCACACTCTGGTAAACAACTTTACCCTCATTCTTAATCTGCCTAACTCTATGAATAGGCACTTCCTTAATAACACCATTATCATTAATAATCATCCAGCCACCATCAAAGCCCTCAATATCTTCCCAATCAACTTCTTTAGTAGACTTAAGATCTT